TAATTCTGTTAGCAACTTAGCCGAAAGAAAGTTTGTATATAGATCACAAAATAATATTACGCCAGCAAGTGATAATAAAGGAACTATATCTCCAGCAACACCAGAAGGTGTCGGTTATTATATATTCCCTGGATATGGACCACCAGATAAATCAGATATAGCATTTGAAAATTTCCCAGGTTATCAGTATCCAGGTATAAGGTCTAAAGAAGAATTATTATGTGTTGATACATTTGAAGAAGAAATAATTGAAACATATCAATGTAAAGGACATTATAGTGGCACTTATGTCTCTGATAAGTTTGACCTTTATGGTTTAGGTGGAATTCAAACAGGTCGCGAAAACAAATTTTGTGTAAAGTATGGACCATCCGCAAAACAATTCAAAAAACATTATCCTGAACTATTTTTATGTGATACAGATAATGAAGAGGTTTTAGGTTGGAGTGAAACTTTTAAATCTTTAGGATTTGCCACAACTACATTTGATATTTGTAAACATACTAAAAAACCTGAAAAACAAGGTAAGCATTGGATAGACGGCGAATGCACTGATGAATATCCTATAATTAAATCATATCCTCCACTCGGATATGATGAAAATGGTAATGTGGTTCAAGCCTATTCTAGACCTGGTCATGTCCAAAAGATCCCAAATAGTATAGATCCTGTAACTGGAGTATCTCAAACTTATACTGGAGTATCTCAAACTTATACTGCTTGGCCACCTATCCGTGGAGATCGCATTCCAGCATCATTAGTTAAATATTTATTGAACCCAATACCAAAAAATCCACAGTGTGGTGTTGTAACTAATATGTCTGAGGACGATCCATTTATAAATATTGCTAATACATTAATTGGTAGAGGAAATTATTTAATGACAAATAATAAATCATCAAATAGATTTGAACGTGATATTATGAGAAAACAAGGAAAAGATAAAGGATTAACTGGAACAGGTGTAAATGATGTAAAAATATTAGGTCTTCCAGCAACAAATGGGGCAGCATCAATAGATTCGCAGACTTATGCCCCACTACTAATAGCGGGTGGTCCAGCACAAGGAGAAAATGAAATGCCACAGGATTCTTATATTACAACTGAAACAGGTGCTAATAAACAATTACAAATTATAAGGGACGCATTAGCTAAATTACAAAAAATCATTGACCGTGGAGGGTCTGGGGATCCAAGTATTCCAGGATTCCCAGATCCAAGTGTCCCGGGATTCCCAGGTCCAGTAAATCCATCATTAGTTTGCGATGAATTGGTTGATGATGTTTCTGAAACTACTGAATCTGCATTACAAGCATTTGATGGGATATTTAGTCAGTTATTCAAAGGGTTCCCAATAGGGAGAACTATATTATGTAGAAAAGCTAGAAAACAATATTTATGTAAACCAATGATTTGTGATAAAGAATATGGATGTAGACAAATTGATGAATCATGTAGTTGTAAATCAAAAAAACATAGACCTAAAAAGTCTAGAAGATCTAGAAATTATTATTATGATAGTGATAGTAGTGAATATAGTGATGATAGTTCCAAATACAGTTCAAGTGATTCAGAATAATTTTAATTAAAATAAACTCTTTAATATTTTCTTTTAATATGTATTTAATTTAAAAATAAATATATAAGATAAATTAATATGGACATAAATGGTAAATTTAGATTAAATGAAAGTAGTAATCTTATTAATAAATCAAGTATTGTTGTAAATCATGAACAAATTAGATTAAATAAAACTATAGATAATCTAAAAATTTTATTATTACAGAAAGATAATGAACTAGTGAATATAAATGAAGATAAAATTTCCTTAGATAGACAATTATTGATATTGGGTAGTAATTATACTGAATTACAAGATGAAATAAATATATTAAATAATAGAAATACTAGAGAAACCAGTTTAGCTAATAGATATAAATTAGATTTAGATAAAATTCAAGCAAATTTGGATAAATGTAAAGAATTAAATAAAAAAAAAAAAGAAGAAATCAAGCAATTAAAAACAGATAAAAAAGCATTATTTGATGAAAAAGCAGATATATTAATAACTAAAAAAGAATTAACAGATAGTAAGAAAGTTATATTAAGAAGTAGTGTTACGGAAAGAATGAAAGTTAAAAAACAAGTAATATTACCATCTGTTTTAAAAAATTTTCAAAAAGAAATTAATAAAATTTTAAATGAATTTAAAATTTATTATAATAATTGGTTAAAAAATTTTGTAAATAATTGGAAAGGAGATAATTCAAATATTTTATCACTTAGTAGTAATAGGAGTATTGAAATATTAAAAAAGTTTGGTTATAATCAAAATTTTCAAAAGAATGGAATACCATTTAAAAAAATAATACAACCATCAGATGGTTGGATATTATATGATATTAAATCAATAGATTATTTAGTAAAAGACTATAGTTGTTTTCATAATATATTGCCTAAATCATGTCCAGGTTGCGATGATTTTGTATTAGATAAAAATATAGATTTACCATTAAAAACTTTATTTGATGCTGTTAATACAAGTATTCCTGGAAATTCTTTTAATAATTTTAATAATCAGGAATTAATAATTGATAGTAGTTATAATAATTATAAATATTGGTCAAATTGTAAAGAAATAATTGATAAATGTGTAGTATGTTCAAATAATATAGTTGATTTGAATGATAAATTAAAAAATATTAATAAATTAAATAGTTGTTTATCAACTTTATTTGATAATATTAATGATATACTTGAAGAATATTTATTAATTGAAGATGATTATGATAAAATGAAAATATTATTAAAAGAATTATTAAAAGAAGTATCAAAAATATATGATTTAATTTCAAATCAGTTTTTTGAAATTAAAAATTATGATTATAATAGAGATAATATTTTCGTTCAAGTTGATTGTGTTAGTAAAATTGATAAATTAAATGTTATTCAATGGATTAGACAAGTTCCACTTGTTTATGGAGACCCTATAATCGGGCCAAATGTATTTCAAATACCAGAATATAATCCAATTGAATATTTAATTGCAAATAAAAATGGTGATTTAAGTAATCATGATGATGATAAAACATATCAATTAGCAGGTGATTTAGGAAATGAATTTTTTATAACTACTGATAAACAAGATAAAAAACAAGATAATAAAGTTCATATAAATGATAGATGGGAAATTATTAAAACATCTGAAGAATTTCAAGATGACATTATAAATTTCCAAGAAGAATAAAATATAAATAATATTATTTTATATTTTAAAAATATAATTGATTTTAATACAAAACTTGATTCATTATTCACATGTGAATTAGATAATTTAAATCTTTAGATATTATATATATATATTATATATATATGACTGATTTATATATACAAAATTATTTAGTTAAAGATAATGATGAAGATAAAGTAGAATATAAACAATATTTTAAAATAATAATGTTAATGATAATACCATTTATTCTTGCTACAATAATGGTATATAATCCAAAATTAAAAAACAAACTATTAACAAATATAAGTTTAATTAAAACAAAAAATAAAGAAATATCTACTATTTTTATTTTTATTATAATATCAATTTTAATTCAAATATTTTTACATTGGCAACTAATTTCTACTTTAATTATTGGGTATATTTTTGGGATGAAAATAGGTTTTCCATTGGCTTTATTTGTAACAATGATTTCAACATCAATATCATATTATATATCAAAATTCATAACAATAGAGAATAAAATAATATTAAAAGATAAAACACCTTTAATGAATGTAATAATCAGTAGGTTATTTTTACCGCAACATATGACAAGTTATTATTGGGGTTCCACAAATATTTATTTTAAAACATTCTTTATTGGAACATTGATAACAATGATACCAATAACACTGATAGAAGTATATAGTGGTAGTTTATTTAATAATATATCAGATTTAAAAGATAAAATATTAAAATCTTATATATTTAATAAAATATCGAATTTTAATAAATATATTCTAATATTATTATTAATTATTATTGTAATAATATATGTAATATTTAGAAAATATAAAAAGGAAATAATTAATAGTAAAAGAGAAAAAGAAATAATTAATAGTAAAAGAGAAAAAGATATTAATTAAAATAAAAAGGATATAAAAATGTTAATAATAATACTATTAATATAAAAATATCTGTATTTCTAACTATTTTTTTATATTTTATAGGTAATTCGTCATATTGTTCTCTATATTTTTTAGGTTTAAATGATTTAGATAACCATCCAAATAATGTTGGTCTTAATTTATCATTACAATCATATATATAATCATACCATGCCATACTAATATATGCACTTGTTGCTAATAACGCAACCATTACAATATTATGATAAATTGATTTAGGTTTTGGTAAATAATATATTATAATTATTAGCGAAGAAAAAACAATACATTTTTCATTTAAATATAATGGTGTTCCAAATATACCTCCACCCATTTATTATATATATATATATAATTAATTAAATGTATAATTATTTTCTATATGTTAACCTTTTTCTTCTACCACCCATTTGTTGTCTTTCTCTATCAGACCAAATACGTTTAGTTCTTCCATCGGCACTTTTACCATCCCAATCATCTATTACTGCTTGCCAATTTGTATCTTCATCATATTGATCTGCTAATTCGCTAAATGTAAAAGCATCACCAACTGGTTCACCTGACTCGTTGATATATTTTTTCTGAATTGGTTCTCCAAACTCATTGTATTCGCTATCAAATACATCATTAATATCCCATTTTACACCTTCATAACAAACAAATTCAGATCCAATTGGTTTATCTGAATTTTCATTATCTGATATTTTCTCTAACCATAAACCGATTATTCCATCAGTTAATCTTTCAAATTCTGAAGGAATTCCTTGAGCAATAGCATCATCGTGTTCGTCTAAAATTTTATCTAAATGCCTATATAGTTCATCTCTATACCACCTTCTAGATGGAGTACTAATAAATCCTCCACCACGACCCATTAATCCATTTTGTAATACTTCTACTAATACCTCTTCTTCCCAACCCTCATCTGCTTCAATAGTTTCTAATACTGTAATATCACCCCATTCGTATCCGGCAACCATATCTTGACTACTAGAACAACCAGCACTAGTAGTTCCATATTGTATACTATGTAATAATATATCATCTTGTTCATCACTTGTATTACTTAAATCTAACGCATCAAAGAATCTTTTAGCTACTTCTCTAGCAGAAGCAGCTTTTTTTCTAGCATGATGTGCCCAATTATGTCTAGATAAGGACTTATTTTTATATCTTTTATTATCAAGTGGTTTATTTATACTTTGAGCTAAATCATCCCACATAGTTTGTTCCTCATACCCTGGACCGGTTTGTTGCATTAAATCTAGTTCACCACTTTGATTCCATGTATTTCCATAATTTTGTGTTCCTTCCATTATATATATATTAATATATAAATTTACTTTACTAATTTATTAAATTCTAGTAGCATATTTTTTGATATATTTTTTGTATATATTAAATTAGCTAATTTAGTATAATAATTAAATACTTTGTAATTACATTTGTATTTATTATATATTTCAATTATTTTTTGTTTATTTTTATTATTATGAATTGAATAAATTAATTTCAATAATATATTATAATATATATATTGATTATTTGAATATTCTTCTAGTATATTATGATGTGTATATATTAATGATTTACTAATATATGAGTTATATACTATATTTTTGTTTAATTTTAAATTAGTTGTATGTATATAATAATATGGTATTATTATTGAATATAATAATGAATAATTTATATTATGAAATATACAATTTCTAGATTTAAATTGTTCATGTAAATCAAAAATACATATTGATTTATAAATATTACATATTGTTTTAATATTTTTACAATTATATGAGTTATGAATATTTTCTAGTATATTTAATCCTATAATACCATAATCAGAACTATATTTAATATATAAATTTTTAATTGAATCTTTGTTTTTTAAAGATTCGGTTAAAAAACAGATATCTTGATTAAAATAATTATCAACAGAATTCAATTTTAAATTAGTTAATTCTTTTATATACATTTCATTTACTTTCACACTATTTAAATTTTTATTTGATTTTTTTATTATTTCATTTATAATATTATTGGATTTATATGGCAATATTTTTCTGACGATATTATTAAATTGTAAATTAGAATAATCAATATGAATATGAATACTTTTAGAATATATTAATTTTAATTTTTTATTATATATATCAGTTGATGTTATTACGATTGGATTTTTGATTTTTTTAATATTTGATATTATTGTATTTATTTCCCTTATATATGATTTATCTGAGCAATATAAATTATCAAATAATATTGATTTATATTCTTTAGTATTTTTTGTGAACCATTTTGATATATCTTTTTTATACAATACATTATTAATATATTCAGGTATATTTTTATTAATTAAACTATTAATGTATATAGTTGTATATTCTTTTAATATTATATTAATTAATTCGGTTTTCCCACATCCACTTCTCCCTGTAATAACCAATGGAATATTTTTAAAATTTTTATTATCAAAATCACCGATCCATTTTATTATTTTATTTTTATCACTATTAGATAAATAAAAATCATCTAATGTTAATATCATTAATTAATATTATTAAAAAAATTTTAAATAGAAAAAAATTTAACAACCAGGACTAAAACTATATGTAAAATTATTTTTATTTACATAATCAGGTAATGGCATTAACTGTGGTGTACTATCTATTTCATTAATATATCCATTATATTGAATTAATTCGGATATAATTCTATTAACTGCAAAATCAAGAACATATTTATTTAATGATTTAACTTCTTGAATTACATCTGGATTTAATAGATTTCCATATTGAAGTAACATAGATCTCATTATAATAAATAACTGTTCTTCAGATTGATCACTAATAATAGTATTATTAAACTGTGTATATACTTGATATTTCATCATTTTTTGAAGAGCAGATTTATTGTTATCGGAAAAAAAAACTTTAGTTACTTCTGTTTGTTCTAATATCCCTTTAACAGGATTATTTGCGCTTGTATTTATTAATATATTATTATTCATTTATATATTATATATTTATTTTAATTTTAGATATTCTTTTTTCAAACTATAAATTTCACTTAACCATATTTCTTCTATACTTGAGCTATCAAGTATATCATATTTCTTTTGAAGTTCTAGAATAGAATTATTTAATTCTAACATTTTTTCTTCAGTTAAATTATATAGTGGCATATTAATTAAATAATTAAATCCAGTTTTGTTATTTTCAATTGAATATTTTTCAGTAATATTTTTATCAATAATCATTTTATATTTTAATTCAACTAATTTATCAATAATATTATCTTTCTTATTTCTGTAAATTACAATTTTATCATTAATTACATCATTGATAAATTTCATTTTACTATTATTAATATCTAGTTCATATTGAATTTGATTTAATTGAAAATCTTTTCTAGTAATATATAGATTATATCTTTCGGTATAATAATCATCAAAAATTTCATTGATATGATGATATTTTTTAATTGTCCCAGCTGCATTATATAAATGAATATTTGTTAAACTAGTATTTTTAGAACTATGAAGTTTAAATAATTCTTCAATTGAATCTACACTCTTTTTAATATTACATGTAATATTTTTAAGAATATGTGGTTCTACTTTTACTTTGAAATTAATAATTGTATCAGTTGAATGATCTTCATAATCTAAAATATAGAATTTTTGTTTTTTTGTTTTATCAAATAATAATGAATCTAAAAATTCTTTATAATTTTGAGTCCATACACCAATAGGTAATTCAGTGATTTCTAATGTATTATTACTAATGATATTAGATACACCTTTTGTAATATATAATTTATTATTTACTTTTTCAATTGTTCCATTAAATCCATTAAACCATGGATCAATATCTTTATACGGTTGTTTTTTAATCTTATATATAATGTTTTGAATTACATCTAGTGGATTAAATGGAGGGATAGATGTACTAAATCCAGTTCCAATACCTTTCATACCATTAATTAATACAGTTGGAATAATTGGAACATAATATTTAGGTTCTACTAGAATTCCATCATCGTCATTATATTTCAATACTTGGAAATCTTCAGATGGATATATTAAATCTATAAGTGGATTTAATTCTGTATGAATATACCTTGGACTTGCTGCATCAGCACCACCCATTAATCTTGTTCCAAACTGACCATTTGGTTTTAATAGATTAATATTATTAGATCCAACATAATCTTGACCCAATCCAATAATTGTTGATTGGAGTGATGCTTCTCCATGATGATATGCTGCGTTTTCACTTACATAACCTGCTAATTGTGCTACCCGAATTTCTTTATATAATTTCCTCTTGAAACAACAGTATATAATTTTTCTTTGGGATGGTTTAAGACCATCACATAGTGAACCAATTGACCTAAGAGTATCACTATTTGAGAAATGAATTAATTCATTGTCAACAAATTCTTCAATTTTAATGTTTTTATTATCACAATCAATTACTTTATCTTCATCATATTTATATAACCATGTTTTCCTCTTATCTGATTGATCTTTTTTGAATGCTAAATTCATTTTATCTTCACTTTCATCAGTCCATTCATAATTATTTAATTTCATAGATCCAAAGTATTCTTTAGCTTCACTAGCTGTGCTTGTTCCTAATCCCTTATAATATTTAGTATTCCATTTTTTATAATCATTTGTGTCTTTTTGCCAATCACTATATGTTGTTAAATTATAAAATGACATTATTTTTTTACCTTTAGTAACTTTAACAATTGGAGTAATCATTGATAAGATAAATCCTGATTGTTTTAATAGTGATGGCCATAATGAATGAAATACATTCAATACTAATCCTTTAATATGAGATCCATCATGATCCTGATCAGTTAAGATCATAACATGACCATACCGTAATCTTTTATTATATGTTTCATCATATACACGACCCTCTTCTAATCCAATAATTTTTTTTAGATTTGTAATCTCACTATTATCTAAAATTTGCTTTGTTGATGCATCTTTAACATTTAATAACTTACCCCTCAAAGGAAATATACCATATTTATCACGACCAATTACCGATAATCCACTAATTGCCATTGTCTTTGCTGAATCACCCTCTGTTAATATTAGAGTACATTGTCCTGATTGTTTTGTTCCAGCCCAATTAGCATCATCTAATTTTGGAATATTTTTAATACGATTTACTTTTTGGCCATCTGTTTTTTTAGCTTCTTTTGTT